TCTTCTACTGGACAGAGGAGTCGGCCTCCCTGACCGCGAGCCAGGCCAAGTTCGGGCGCGTCAAGCTGGAAGCCAACAAGCTCACGGGGCTGTCTGCGATCCCGAACGAGCTTTGGGCTGACGCCCCGGCGCTTGCCAGTTTCCTTATGCAAGCCATCCCGAAGGGGATTGCCTTCGCCGAGGACACCGCCTTTATCAACGGCCTTGGCGCAGGAGAGCCCCTAGGGTTCCTGAACTCCCCGGCCCTCATCGCGCAGCCGGCGGAAGGTGGGCAGGGAGCCGACACGATCTACCTCGACAACGTGCTGAACATGTTCTCGCGGATGCTGCCTTCGTCTCACACGCGGGCCGTATGGATTGCGAACCAGAACACCTTCAAGGAGCTGATGACGCTCGCGATTCCCGTTGGCACTGGCGGCGCTCCGGTGGCGCTGGTGGACATCAGGAACGCGCCACTGGTGACGATGCTCGGGCGCCCGCTGATCATCAGCGAGAAGGTTCCGACCCTCGGCGATCAAGGCGACCTCTGCTTCGTGGACCTGAGCTACTACCTGATCGGCGACCGCCAGGCAGTGACGCTGGAGACCTCAGAGCATGTGTACTTCGCGAGCGACGAGTCAGCCCTGCGCGTCATCGAGCGTGTTGATGGCAGGCCGTGGGTACAGTCGGAGTTTACGCCGCTCAACGGCTCAACCGTCAGCCCATTCGTCGCGATTGCAGCACGAGCATAAGCTAGCCAGCCCTAGCGGGCAATCAACCCCCCGCTAGGGCCATTCAGCGCAGGCATTCAATCCCCTGCGTAGGAGGTAACAAGAAATGAAAGCACTAGGGCGACACTTCAACGTGGTTCCCGTTGCGACGGGCAAGGGCTTCAACCTGGAGAACTACAGCGGCATCACCTTCGTTCTCTACGAGAACGGCGGGGATCAGCAGATCGTGTTCACGGAGACGATTGACGGAACCAGTTCACAAGCCCTGACCACGGTGAACGAGCTTTACGCTAGCAATGGTGTCGGGGGCGTGTGGACGCGAGAGTCAACGCACGACCAGGCAGGGCCGACTGATCTGGATGACGATTCCACGGTTCAGAAAAGGGACACCGAGCCCTTCGACTGCGCCGCGATCTACATCGGCGCGGATGAGCTGTCGGACACATATAACACGGTGGTCTGCACCATCGACGGCGCCGGGCTCTGCATCGCGATCCTGCACGACCTGCTCGTGCAGCGTCAGCCGGAGAACCTCCCGGCCTCGGGTGCTTAGTAGATGCCTGACCTAGCGGCCGCGCGAGCAGCACTGAAGAACGTCGAGGGGATACTGCGGCGGCGGTATCACTACCCGCATCCGATCTTTGAGCACCTGGCGGCGGCCCAGGGGCACATCGTCGAGGAGCCGAAGAAGGCACCTGCCAAGGCGCCACCAGTAGCCGCGCCGAAGCGGAAGGAGAATGACAGATGAGCAATCCATCACAGGGCAAGGCCGTCCGCGAGTCGGCGCTGGGGCTTAGGGTCGTGAAGACGGCGGCCGTAGATGCCACCGCTGACGATCTATTCGACGTGGTAGGCGAGGTGCTGGTCACGCTGTTCTACGGCATCGTGACAGGCGTTGGCGATGGCACCGTCGAAACGATCCTGGTCAACGAAAAAGCATCAACACTGAACCTCTGCGCCGCCACGACTGTTACCTCGGATGCGGTGGGCGAAATCTACCGCGTCACCGGCGACCACGCCGTCATCCTGAACGGCACGGGCAACATACCGAGGCTCAAGGTGGCCTCGCTCCTATCAGCCTTCCCGGCTACCGGCGGCATCATCTTCGACGGCCAGGACGGGCTCGTCATTGAGTTGACGGCGACGGACGGGAGCGACGCGACTCTGGCAGTCAAGTGGGTGGTGTTCTATATACCGTTGGAGGACGGCGCGTATGTTGCGCCGGCCGCCTAGGGGGGTTAGGGCGTGGCCGTCTACAACCCTGGGCTAGAGGCTGACCTCAACCGCATCCTGACGGTGCTGGGTGTCACTAAGACATCCCTCTGGCCGCTCTGGGATAAGACGGGCGTTCTCGTCTCGGGCATCAGCATCGGTGACTTGATCCCATCCGAGACCGGCGGCGCGGCAGAGGCGCTAGAGGACGACTTCTCGCCCCTGCTGCTGCCGTGCGGCCTCTACTCGTACCACTTCCACCCGACCGGGGACCACCACCTCGCGGGCATCGATGATACGGCGTACTCGTTTGGCGCCGGCGCGGCTGACGAGGCGTTCTCTGTGGGGTGCTGGATACGGCCCAACGCGATCGCATCGAATACGCTGCTGGCGAAGTACAGCGCAACGGTGCGGGAGTGGCGCTTCTGGATCGATGCCAGCGGCCTGCTCGACTTGGAGCTCTTCGACGAGAGCGTTGACAAGACCGAGATCGCCGTTAGTGACGCGGCGCTCACGCTCAACCAGTGGCAGTTCGTCGTAGCCACCTATGACGGCACCCTGGCAACGCCGGAAGTCTTCCTCTACGTGAACGGGGCGGTCGTGAACGACGGAACCACGGTTGAGGTTGCTGATTACGCAGGGATGGAGAATACGGCGACGCCGCTCACGGTCGGGTGCTCTGGCGTTACTGCGACCCCGGTGAATGAGTTCCACGGGCGCCTGGCCCTGCCGTTTATCTGCGGCAAGGAACTGACTGCGGCGGAGGTGAAAAGCCTCTACGGCATCACGGCGAAGATGGTGGGTATCAATTGAGCTGGGGCCAACTATCCGCCATCTCTAAGGAAGCCAACCGCGAGGCGCCGCTGGTGGAGTGCCCGTTCGACGGGACGCCGCTGGAGTTCCGCAACGGCTGGGCGAATTGTCCGATGGGAAATTACCGGACACGCCGCACGACGCGCGATCCCGTAGGGCCGTAGATGTGGCAGTCACACCTACAATCCGCGTCCGGGGCCTAGATGCCGTAAACCGGCGGATCGCATCATGGCCGCCCAAGATTCAGAACAAGGTGCTCAGGAAGGCCCTACGGCTCGCTGGCAACAAGCAGAAGAAGCGCCTGAAGGCGGGGACGCCGCGTCAGACCGGCTTCAGCGCGCGACAGGTGCGGCTAAAGGTCCAGGTTTCGTCGAAGAGGGCCACGGCCAAGCTGGGTTACAAGGGCAGGGCCTCTGCGTGGATGCGGATGCGTGACAGCGGCACCGTGCGCCAGCCGGCCCGCCCGTACTTCGACCGCGCACTCGCAGGCTGGGAGGGCCAGGTAGAGCGCGACTTCAGCGAAGCGCTTCGGCAGGTCGTGGAGGGAGTCGCATGAACCTCTACGCTGACCTCGTCGCCTTCCAGGAGCTCTTCGTCCACGCCATCACGCTCGACGCCACGGACCGCGATGCCGTGCTGCGGGCGCTGGAGGCTGGCTCCCGCCGCGTAGACAACATGACGGGGCGGGCCTTCTTCGCAGAGACGGCCACGCGCATCCTCGACGGCAAGGGCCGCTCGTGGCAGTGGATCCCCGACCTACTGGCCGCTACCACGATCAAGCTGGACGAAGACGGCGACCGTACCTTCGAGCTGACGCTGGTGGCAGGCACGGACTACTACCTGAAGCGCCGGGGTTACAAGGATGAGGACGCGCTACCAGCCACGACGCTCGAGCTGGACGCTATCAACGGCCAGCGCGGCGTGCTGCAACACCGCCGGCGGCTGATCGAGCTGGTAGGGCGCTGGGGCTTCACTGAGGAGACAGAGACGGTGGAGGCTTCAGGGACGGCCATCACGGGCACCCTCGCCAACGCCAGCGACCTCACGCTCGCCACGAGCGCCGATGCAGACCTGGCTATCGGGCAGACGCTCAAGCTGGAAGACGAGCAAGTCTATATCTCAGGCGGCACCACGTCGCCCTGGACGGTGGTGCGCGAAGTCAACGGCACGACAGCGGCCGCACACGCGGCTGTCGCCGTCAACCGCTACGTGTACGTGCCGGGCGTTGTGACGGCGGCGCTCATCATCGCTGGCCGCCTCATCAAGCGGCGAGATGCCAGCTACGCGAACGTGAGCGAGAACCTCGTCTCCGGCGTCACCACCAAGTTCTTCAGCTTCGACCCTGACGTAGACGGCCTGCTGTCTGAGTATGTTCGCGGAGGCGTCGCCTGATGGCCGAGCTGCAGGAAATCATCGATGCAATCGTGGACATCCAGAAGGCCATCACGACGCCTGTGGATGAGAAGGGCGTCACGGTCTACGACGAGCCGCCGGCGACGCCGGTGGTGTTCCCGTCGTTCATCAACGTCGAGCGCGAGACAGAAGAGCTTAGTAATACCGTGGGAAGAACGGGGCCAATAATCATTCCCTACATCATCGATATGCACCTGGTCTTCGGGACCTTCGACAAGAGGTATTCCTACCGCTCGAAGCGGCAGTGGATTCAGCTAGTCCATGAGGCAATAGCAACGAACCTGAAGCTCAATGGCACCGTGAAAGAGGCAAGGCTGCAAAGCATGGACTTTCACCCAGACGGACTGACATACAGCGGGGTGGAGTACGACGCGATCACATTCACCCTGCGGGCCGTAGTCCACGATGAGACAGTTCGTAGCGCATAGGGAGGGCGTAGATGTTCAAGTATCTCGGCCCGAAAGACGCGAGCCATGACAAGCGACCGCACGTCCCGCCTGTACCGGCGCGAGACATCACGGAAAAGGACTTAGCCACTAAGCGGGCTAAGCGTGACGGCTGGGAGGCTTTGTGCAAGGCATCGCCGCTGTACGAGGAAGAGAAGCCCAAGCCGCCAGCGTCAACCAAGGTGAAGGAGGATAGGCCCCATGACTGACGCACCACTAAAACAAGTCAATTATGGCGTTGAGGCCGACGGCACGCCAGGGACGCTTGTCGCGGCGACGCGGCGTCTCGCTGGCGGCATCGTCGATTGGGTAGAGACCGGCGAAGTCTACCGCCCACAGCACCCGGTCGGCCTGTATACCATCAACCCCACGCCGCCGGTCGTACTCTCGCGCGGGCTCGACCTGTCCTTCGAGGGCGACCTCTCGCTTGATGAGCTTGTGGACTTCGCCGAGATGTCCATGATGGAAGTGGCCCCGTCCGGCGCCGGCCCCTACGTCTACACATTCGATCCCGCTGAGGATGCGGCCAACGATCCGAGGACGTTCACATTCGAGCGGCGCCTGACGGATGGCACTTCGCCTGCTGATATTGAGGCTGGGTTTGTGGTGGCGCGGGGGTTCACGATTACCCAGAATCTCAACGAGCAGTGCAAGCTCAGCGTTGATATGTTCGGCAGGAAGGTCCAGTCATCGACGCTGACGGCAGCCTTGGCCGTCCTGCCCCAGACGTTCTTCACGTCGAATGACTGGGTCGTCGCAATCGACGATGAGGCGAGCGCGATGGGCACGACGCCAATCGTCGGGCAGGTGCGCTCCTTCGAGCTTGTGTACAAGTCGGGCCTCCTGCCGAAGTACTTCCTCGACAACCGTGCCGATCTCGACTTCTCGAGCATCGGAACTGGCCCGCGCGGCATCGAGTCGCTTCGGATCCAGATCGAGTGGGCCGGCCAGGCCGACACCGAGCGAGCCGCCGCCGCCGCGCAGTCGCACCGCAACATCCAGCTCTTGGCAACGCTGGGAACGGAGATACTGCAGCTCGATATGGTGATGCGCCACGACAAGCCTGACTTCCTGTCCGTCTCGGACGCCGACGGCAACGACGTGGTTGACCTGGAGCTTGTGAGCGCCTACGACTCGACGCCGGAGGCGGGCGACCCGGAGCACTTCCAGATGGAAATCACCAGCGACGCGAAAGTCGATGTGGCGTTGTAGATGGCCGAAGGTGCGGTCTGCGAGCAATGCATCCCAACGCTGGGCATTGCGGCATTTAGCGGCCCGCATCGCTCGGGCGAACACCATCTAGGGGTGCGGTTCGGCGACTGGCGGTACAGCGTAACCATTGACGAAGAGGCCCGCCATGATGTGATTGAAGTCCTAGCAGGCCGGAGCGGCGTGGCGCTGGTCTATGGTGACTTCAATCAGCTCTGGGGCTGCTCTAATTGTGGTCAGGTGACGGATACAATACATCGCCTGCAGCGCGGGAGCATCGCAGTTGAAACGATGAGACTCGGGGCTGCATGATTGGCTTCGCGGTCCAGGAGAGGTGCCCGTATTGCTGTGTTGAGCTGGACATTCTCGCGGTGGAGCCGGGGCACACCGTGTTGCATCGTCGGCGCTGCACCTCGCGACAATGCCGAAAGGAACGGCGCGGGGTTCTGGTGTTCCAGATCCGCGATGGCGTGGTGCGGCTATTGACAGATAAAGAACGCAGCGCTATGGTGGATATGCAGCGAGGACAAGCGGCTAAGTCGCTGGCCTCATAAGCCAGAGGAACGGGTTCGACTCCCGCCGCTGCTACCAAACTTATATAGGAGGCTAGGCCCGAGTGCGGCTCTACATCCCTAAGGGATGCGGGGCCGCTTTTTCATTTGGGGAAGGAAGCATGGCGAAGCTACTGAGCCGAACCGACCGGCGACTACTCGCCAAGGAACGCAAGCGCCTCATCAGGCGCAACGAAAGGAGACAGCGGATGGGACTCGTAAGCAAGATGACACCGGAGCGCCGAGACGTACCGGACGAAGAGGGCGCATGGATGGCGTTCCTGCCCCTCACGGGAGAGCAGTTTGAGGAAGCGCAGACGCGCAGCCTCGAGCGCACGATGCGGATGGAGATCAGCGCTGGCATGAGCCAGGCGCTTCTGAAGGCTCCGCAGGGCGACCAGAAAGAGCGCCCGCTGACGCTACGCGATGTGGACAAGGCGACGCTCGTGCGCTACGGCATCGTGGACTGGGGTGGCGGCGGCTACGACAGTATGCCTTGCGACCCAGAACGCAAGAAGCTGCTTACGGGCCGCGCCTTCACATGGGCGGCCGAGCAAATCTTCGAGCTGAGCTACGTCACGGTGGGGGAAGCCTCACGCTCCGAGCAATCTGGGACAAACGGGGCCGGGCCGACCGAGAGCTCGGAGCCAAGTGGCTCGCCCTCGCAGACGCCAGCGAATGTCTCGGAGCCGAGCTAAGGCCGACGCTGGCGGAGTGGGGGGCGCTGCCCGCCACGGTGCGCCAGTGCTGGCTACTGATACGGAAATGGGAGGCTGAGAAGGTGAAGGCCGAACAGGACAAGGCCGAATCCGAACGCAAGCGCAATGCCGCCGCTGGCCCGTCTCGTGGCGGGCGGACGGTGACGAGGATGCCGCTCTAGCATGGCCTCAACAGCGACCTTAGAAATTCTCATCAAGGCTCGCGACGACGCCTCGCGCACGCTCGGCCGCGTTCAGGGTGCTACTCGAAAGCTGGCCTCCGCAATGAAGCTAGCCGCAGGCGCAGGCGTGGTGGCGCTCGCTGGCCTAGGCATCGCGTCGGTGAAGATGGCAGCCGACTTCGAGGCGGCGATGTCCGAGAGCATCGCCATCATGGGCGATGTCAGCGACGCTATGCGCGACAAGATGGCGCGCGCCGCCCGCGATGTGGCCCTTACCACCACGTTCAGCGCCAAGCAAGCGGCAGAGGCGTACTTCTTCCTCGCGTCGGCGGGACTCGACGCGGCGCAGAGCATCGAGGCGCTACCCAAGGTGGCGGCGTTCGCCCAGGCGGGGGCCTTCGACATGGCGCTAGCTACTGATCTGCTGACGGACGCCCAGAGCGCCCTCGGACTCACCGTCGATGATACCGCGCAGAACATGGAGAACATGACTCGCGTGAGTGATGTGTTGGTGGGAGCAAACACCCTAGCGAACGCCAGCGTGCAACAGTTTAGCGAGGCGCTCACCAACAAGGCAGGCCCCGCTCTACGCGCCACCAACAAGAGTGTCGAAGAGGGCGTAGCCGTGCTTGGCGTGTTCGCCGATCAAGGCATCAAGGGCTCGGAGGCTGGGACTCAGCTCGGCATCGTCCTGCGGGACCTCCAAACGAAGGCGCTGAAGAACAAGGCGGGGTTCGCCGAGATGGGCATCGCGGTCTTCGACGCTCAGGGCAACATGAACAATATGGCGGACATCATCGGCGATATAGACGGTGCCCTGGGCGGGATGTCGGTGGCCCAGCAAAAGGCTACCCTGCTGCAGCTCGGCTTCAGCGACAAATCGGTATCTGCACTTCAGGCCCTCCTCGGCAGCAGCGAAGCGATTAGGGATTACGAAAAGGACCTCCGCTCGATGGCCGGCGTCACGGATGAGGTGGCGAAGAAGCAACTCGACAACTTCAACGCCCAGCTCTCGCTGCTGAAGTCCGCGTTCCAGGACGTGATGATCACCGTGGGCAACAAGGTGCTGCCGCAGCTCACGCGCTTTACCAAGTGGCTGCGCGGCGAGGGTATCCCTCAGGCGAAGGAGCTGGCCTTGACTGTCCAGCGCCACCTCGAACCATGGATGCAGCGCCTGCGGACAGCGTTCGACAAGCTGCAAGGCCCCGCGCAGAAGGCCGGCGAGGTACTCAAGGGCATACTGGTCTTCCTCAATAACAACCGTGAGATTCTCGCCGCCGTCGCCATCGCCATCGGCGTCGTGTTGGTGCCAGCGTTCGTGGCCTGGGCCGTAGCCGCAGGGGCGGCGGCAATCGCGACTATCGCTGCGACGCTTCCGATCATTGCAATCATCGCCGCCATCGCTCTGCTCGTACTCGGCATCATCTTGCTGGTGAAGAATTGGGATACCGTGACGGCCTTCATAGTAGAGAAGGCCCTGTGGTTGCGGGACAAGGTGGTCGGGGCGCTAGAAGCGTTTGGCGACTTCATTAAGAGCAACTGGCCTAAGATTCTTCTCGCAATCCTGGCCCCCTGGCTTGCCCTTATTCTTGTCATCATCGGCAATTGGGACCGCATCTGGGCGACGATTAAGCGCGTCGCGGCTGCTGGCTGGGACGTCGTCGTCGGCCTCTTTAACACCGGCAAGGACAGGCTGATCGAGGCGCTGCAAGCGGCCCTGAACTGGCTGGCCAACCATTGGCAGGATGCGCTGCTGATCGCTCTGGCGGGACCGCTCGGCCTTGCCATCGCGTTCTTTAAGCTTTTCAAGGTCGACATTGTAAGCGTTCTTGAGACTCTCGCTACTGAGGCGCTGGAGTTCGGCAAACAGATCCCGGAGAAGATATGGGAAGGCATCAAGTCGCTGAAGGACTGGCTCTTGGGGAAGGCGGGGGAGTTCGTGGGCGACCTCATCGATCTGCTGAATCCTGCTAACTGGAGCTTCAGCCCCGAAAACATGGCGCAAATCTATGAGAAGCAAGGAAGGCTGGCGGGCACGGCCATGATGCGCGCTCTCGGTTCCGCTCTCACGGTTCCCTTGCCTCAGCTAACAACAGCTCTGCAGCCAGCCAGCATACTTCCAGGCGTGGGTAGTTCCCGACTCGGCGGCAGCACCGTCAACGTCATATTCAGCGGCCCGATTAACCTCAGCGGCTCAGCCACACAGCAGGATGCTGATGACCTCATAGGCATGGTGAAACGCGGACTGCGAAGCGACGCAAACAGGGGATTATGAAGGTGCTACCCGATCACGGTTCGCAAAACGGTCTCCGCCTGTTCAAGCTCTGTAAGCGGCAGCCGGCGGAGCGCATATTTCTTCGAGCCAACGCGGAGTTCCAGCGTGCCAACAGCCTCCAGGAGGGGAAGCGTGAGTGCGGGCCTGTGGGTCGAGACGTGGGTGACCTCCTTCGCCGGTATGGTGATGTCGCCCTTGCCCATAGTGCGTTGGTGGATGGTGACGGTGGAGTCGTCTATCGTCAGCCCATCTCGGCGCAGCGTCGAAGCCAGAGTAAAGCGAACAGTCATCTGTTGTCTCCTTTCATGGGCTGCCAGCATAGCATGGAAGCGGTGTAGCGGCAATGGCGCTCCCACAGCCGATCGTTGTTACAGCCGACCTCGATGGTGACGGCACGTTCGAGACTAGCTGGAGCGCCTACCTGCAGGGCATCGACGGCCCGCGCCTGGAACGCGACTCCGCCGTGGACGCGTTCGGGCCGCGCAAGATGACGCTCTTCCTCGATAACCAGGATGGCCGCTTTTCTCCGCGCAACACCGACGGCCCCTACTATCCCGACCTCAAGAAGGGCAAGCGCGTCCGGGTGAGAGCGCAGATACCCGCGACAGCTACCACGAACATGCTGGCCAACCCGTCGCTGGAAACCAACGAGACATCCTGGCTCGTCACGTTCGATGGCTCCGGCAGCAAGTCGCGGACTGACGGGGCAGGGCGGTTCGGGGCCAAGGGCTATCAGATTATCGAGACGGCGGTCGGCGGGTGGCGGGCCGAACAGGATAGCGTCGGGGCGCCAACCGTCGCGCTGGACTACACAGCCTCAGTCTACGTTCGTGCGGTAAGCGACAACGCCGTGGGGACGCGGATGCGCGTGGAACTGCACGAGTCCGGGGGCGCAGCCGGCGACGCAGGCGAGATCGGCCCATGGGTGCCGATGACGAAGCATCACCAACAGCTCGAGGCCACGCGTACGATCGCCGAATCCGACCGGACGAAACTGATCATCAAGGTCAGGCGCGAGAACGCTGGCCACGCGTCCAATCAGACGTTCGCCATTGATGCCGCTCAGGTCGAACAGCAGTCAGCGGCCACGCATTATTGCGACGGCGACCAGCCGCAATGTAGCTGGAGCGGCACGGCCCATGCGTCCATCAGCAGCCGGATCGCGAATCCGACCGTCAACCTCTTCATCGGTGAGCTGCGCGAGTTCTTCCTGGAACGGCCGGAGCTCGTGGCGACGGCCCGCTATGAGCTCACCGGTCTGACCGAGACGGCGACGAGAACGCAGATTTCGGCTGGCCCGTTCGTCCGCATCGGCGGCGACCTCGTTATCAGGCGGCTCATGGATGTCCTCGACGAACGTGTCGCTTCCAGTATGGGCTTCGACACGGATATTGTCCCGGACGGCGCCATGAAGATCGGGCAGGACGCGTGGGTCGCTCACAACGGAACGACCGCTACGAAGGAATACGACGTGGGCGCGGCCGGCGATGACCCGGTTTTCTATGACGCCGTCGAGGGCGATCAGGTCTTGCGCGTGACAAACGTCGATGCCACCGACGAAGGCGCGGAGCTAAATGTCGACAGCCTTACGGACGGGGTGAAGTTCTACAAGGTCGCGTGTTTCGTGAAAGGGGTCGGCGGCTCTGTCGGGAAGGCTGTCGGGGTAACGGGCACGGACTTTGGGGGCATCGTCACCCTTACCGCCGGTTGGCAGTATCTATCGACGGTGCTGCCAGCGAAGTTCACGGGAACGCCGCGAAAGATGGAAGTTGTCTCGACCGGTGCGCCGTGGGATTCAGGCGGCCCCTACGAGTTCCAGATCGACTGCGCGACCATCGTCCAGGTCGAGGGGCTGTTCAATGCTCGCATCATCGACTACGCCTTCAGCGGGACGAAGCTCACGGGCGATCTGGAATATATCGACGCCTACAGGCGAAGCGCGAGGACGACGCTCGACGAAGCGGCCTCCTCGCTCGGCGCCTGGATGTACGAGGACGGCTCCGGGGCTATCGTCTTCGAGTCCTACGACCGGCGCGACCCCGATGTCGTTACCGTCCCGACGATGCGCCTATCGGATGCGCTGGGCGGAGGCTTCCCCTATGAGGTCCTCTCGTACTCGGAGCCAATGGCGTCTCAGGCCAGCACGGTCAAGGTGGGTAGCTACGGTAACATCGTTGCACTTCCAGCGGCGACTGATCCTGGGGCTAAGCAAGCGTGGCGCTTCGACGGCCCCGTCACCCTTGGCGCGAATGAAGTACGGGTGTTCCACGCCGATCATGTTACTGGCGGCGGTGCAGACGAGCCGGAAGGCGGCGCGAGCGGGTTGATAGCACGCCGACCAATGGGCGTTGGCGTTCCGGCCGGCGGGTGGCAGACGGTGGACGGCGTGCAGACACCGATGAACTATGTGAAATCGTATGGCCGGTCTTCTGACATCACGATCAAGGCACCCGGCGGCGGTAAAATCCTTCTGCGTCTCATTCTGGCCTGCCGCGCCCAGCAGCGCGAACAGACGGAGCGCGTGTTCGTCGAGGCCGGGTCGGACGAGCCGATCATGGAACTCAATATGCCCGCGCAGGGCTACCAGACGGCCGCGATGTCCGACCTGGCGACGTGGGCGTTGGCGAAATACTCGAAGGGGCCGGCGGTGCTGGAAGTCGAAATCGTCGGCGATGACACAGAAGCCCTGCTCAATATCTTCGACACGGAGATCGGGCGGCCGGTGTACCTCGAACACCAAAACGGCCCGGGGGCGTTCGGTATCGGCGGGATGTTCTTCGTCGAAGGTATCCGCATCGTCTACCGCAGGCCGGGCGCGCCGCGGCTGCGTCTTCGGTTGGAGGAAGCCTAATGGCGATGCGCAAGGATTCGATGGAGGCGCTGAAGCGCCGGCCGGTGGATGACGCCCCACGTTCGCGCGGCGACGCAGCGAGCCTGCGCGGGTTTCAGCTACTTCCCGGCGGCATCTTCCCAACGGTGAAGATGCGGGCCACCAGCGACCAGACGGGCGTCGTGAATACCGTCGAAACCCAGGTCAGTTTCGACACGGCCGACTTCGATACGTGCGCGGACGATGCCGGCGGCCACGCCGAGTTTAGCCAGGCCGACCTCAGCAACAACCAACTGATCTGCCGGGTAACCGGTGTCTACGATCTCCTCGCGGGCGCTCGCTGGGTGCCATCCACCATAACCGGTGACCCGAAGCCGGTGATCTACGAACTGAAGCGGAACGGAACGGTTATCGCGTTGGCTACGAGTCATTGGCTCGACAGTGCCGTGCTGGGGACTGGCAGCGAGGTTGGCACCAAGGTCGCGTTAGACGCCGACGATACGATCACATTCCACGTGATCCACTTTACGGGTTCGGACAAAGCATTAGATGCCGTCCTTTCGGAGCCGTTTCTATCGATGACGTGGGAGGGGATGTTTGCCGGCGTAGCGGGAGCAGCGCCGTCGCCGCACAACCTGCTAGATGGCAGTGAGCACCCCGACACGGTCGCAGCCGCCGCTCTACGCGGCGCCATGATCATAGCCAACTCAACCCCAGAGTGGGCGCGTGTGACGCATCCAGGTGCGGCCGGCTATGTAATCGAATCGGGTGCGCTCGATCCGTTGTGGGGGAAGCCATGGACCGTCACAGCTTTGCAGAGCATCACGAGTGCTAGCGATACCATCCTGGCAAACGGTCCCACGATCGCGATTGATGCTAACGCCGATTACACGCTCGTGTCGGCGCCAACGATTGCTAATGGGGCCGATGGCCAACAGCTAACGATTGTCAATTGCGACGCCGGCTCTGATGGTGTCACGCTCCAGGACGACGGTATCCTCTCGGGCTCAAATCTGAGGCTTGGAGCGGCGTCTCGGCAACTGAAGGCAGGCGGCGGCTCTATCAAGCTCACATTCGACGCCACGGTCGGCGCGTGGGTGGAGACATCATACACACAGCTTGTCGCTGTGACGCCGCTCATCCTGACGCACACGGTCGATGTCGGGAACGGTGCCCAGTCCTCACAGAACAAGGAAGTCTCGTCAGGCGCAACCGACCCGGCGACGTTCGCATGGACCTATCAGGGGACGCCTTCGGCTGGCACCATCGACGTGAGCGCAGGTGGCGATCCAGCGGCGGACTGGCCAGCAACGATCCTAACGCCCTTCTTGTCGCTCGTGGCACCCGCTTTCAACGAAGGGACGCCTGGCGTCACGCGCACTTTCACTCCGAACATCACGGTGAACGGCGTTCCGCTAACGTCGCCGACCTCTCAAGTCACATACCTCAACCGCCGCTACGTTGGGCCTGACAATAACGGTGGCCAGCTACTCACGGCGGAAATCCTCGCGCTCGACTCAGGGCCGAGCGGGCAGTCTGGCCTCTCGAACTCCAAGTTCGGCACGTTCTTCAACATTGACACCGTCGCGGGCGAATACATCTACTATTGCTACCGCTCAGCGCTCGGTATTGTGTCGCACTTCTCGATTGAGAACGAGGCGGCCAAGTTCAACAGCGAAGGGACGATGACCCACGTCAACGACCTTGGCTATTCCGAGACGTTCCAGCAGTACCGCTCCGAGAACACGAACCTCGGCGCCAACAAAGACTTCCGGGCGCTGTCGGCTGAAGCGAACAACCGCATCTTTATCGGGCCAGCCGTCAATGGGACGGAGATCATATCGAACGCCGAAGTGCTGGCGCTCGACGATACGGCAGATGGCGAGTCGCGTCTTGGCCCTACGCCCGGCTTCACCTACACGACGATTCGCACCGAGGCTGGCAGCGGTGAGTACCTCTGGTACTGCCACCCGGATCGCGTTGCCGACCTCACATCCATCAAGGACGATTCGACTGGCTTCGCTATCGGCGGGTCCTACCGAGACGACATCACCTTTACGAACCAGTGGGGCTATCAGGAAACGTACCGCTGCTGGCGCTCGACCAACGCTGAGATACTCGATCATGCTCCGAACGTGACGATCACATGAGCATTCTGATCACCGACACATTCGTTCCCAGTGCGAGCGGCTTCGCGCTGATGAATCTAGAGGACCTGTGGACGAAGGATGCCACGAACAAGGTACTCGCCAGCGACGCATTCACGATGGATAACGGCGCTCATACCATCACGGCGGAAACGGGCCTCACCGACGACTTGGGCGCAATTGCCGGGCATGAAAGCGCAGGCAAGTTCCTTATCATACGGGCGGTGGCGAATACGACGATCACGCTAAAGGATGAGGACGGCGCCCAGACGGCAGCCGACCGCATCAGGACGATAGGCGGTGGCGATCAGGACATCACTGAAGATGAGCCCGCCCATCTCTGGTACGACGCGGCGCTGGCGCGCTGGCTCGTGCTAGCGGGGCCAGGTGGGGGCGCTGGGCACACCGAGGACCACGCGGGACGCCACGCCGACGGCGGGGATGACGAGGTGAGCGTCGAAGCGCTGGCCACGGCTGGCGGTGCTGGCACGGCTCCTGTCGGTGATGGCGGAGGCGGGCTGGTGATGACGGACATTGCGACGGAGGCGGAGCTAACGACCCACGAGGGCGATGCGGACGCGCACCATCCAGAGGCCGAGCTGCGCTTCTCTGGAACGAAGAAGGCCGAAGTCGATGCGGATGAGTTCCTGCTCTCAGCGCTTTTGAATCTGGGTGCTGCCGATCCCGTCACAATTGCAGCAGGCGTGGCGACGATTGGCACGAAGTCGGTTATCGGCATAATTCCTGAGTCTGGAACTACGGATGATCTGACTGACATCGCGGCAGCAGGTGCGGGGCGATTCGTCCTAGCGTTCGTTAACAGCACATTAGACACGATTACCTTCA